GTGTGCATATAAGGGAAAACATTAATTGCTACGTTTGCATAAACCCCTGAATATATTTGAGACTGGTCTAAAATAGGTTGAACATTTTGGTCAACTATTTGAGGTTGTCTATCAGCGTTTGAGCTAGCTGTAAATACCCAGCAACCTTTACACTCATCTCCAAAAGGAGTACCATCTTGTTTAACTCCGTCCCCATCATGAATAGGATTAGCTACTACAGGAGGCATTACTCCGTTCCATTTTTCATTTAATCCTTTTTGAGCTGCTGCTTGAATAGCTGCATCTAATCTTTGCTTACTTGCTAAATCGCTTTTCGGTAATAAAATTGTTGTGCTATATTTAGCCGGTAAATCCGGATTATTTGAATAAGGTTTAAATACATTTACATAACTTAATCTCACGTTTTGTACTACTGCTGTTGTTTCTGTTGTCATAATTTTAAAATCTCCTTTAATATATATTAATTTAATGGTTTAAAAATGCTTGTTGCATTTACTGTATTTGTTATTGCTGGTCTTTTGTCATTCTCAAAAACTAAAGTAGGTTTACCCTCACTAGTAACGACCATATCTCCTACTAAAGTTGTAAACTGTTGTTTACCTAATGCTTTTTCTAATTTAGCTAAGGTTAACGGAACTTTGTCGTATATTATTGCTTCATCTATCCCCCCTTCTATTAATTTATTAATTGCCTCATCTTGATTAGTCCAAGAGCGTGAAGTTCTTCCGGCCACCGCCTTAAGTCCTTTTACATCTTCTCCTTTAAGGCACATATCCAAAGCATAAGCTTTTAAATCAGCCACCCATTTAGCAATATCTTCTCCTCTTGAGATGTATTCATATAATTTATCTTTAGGGATCTCATTAGGTTTTAACTTTATTTCAGATTCTAATGATAAATTATTCTCAGCTCTTGCGGTGCAAATATCTCTTGCCTTACAGAACTTACAAGCTTTAGCTGATGGAACTAGCTCCCCGTTACCTCCTAATGCTTTTTCAGCTTGAACTTTGAAATAATCTCCCCACAATAACAATTCAGTTAGGGATATTTCCCAGGTAGAAAAATTATTAATTCTAGGTTGTACAATATTCAGTTCAATTTTATCTAGGTTGTAGATTAGGTTAAAAGCATCATAAGCTCCTAAAGCATATAAGATTAGCTGTTCATTTTGTTCAGATGAAACAGGAACGCCTTTACCATATTTCAAGTCAATGATTGAAAGTGTTGAACCGTGAATTAAAACACAGTCACAAGTTCCAAATCCTCCATCTACCCATCTAGAAAAGTCAACCCTTTTCTCAATCTCAATATATGGATTAGATGGAAAGCTTAGGGCTTTTTCTTTTATAAAATCTACATAAGTATCTGTGTAAGATTCCATCTCAGCTTGATATAGCTCGTTTTCTTTTAGTTTCTTAATGGCCGTATTTAGCTTTCTTTTGCCAAACCCTTTAGGGTCTAAATAGTGCTTGAGCTTTAACTCGCTCATCTCGTGAGCCAGTGTCCCTTCTTGTGCATATATGGATTCTTTATCAGGAATTCCGTCCTCCATCTGTACACTTCCAGGACATGTAGCCCACCTACTAGCACCACTAGCACTAAGCTTTGCATGAGCCCTTTCTTTGTGATTAATATCAGCCATTAAATATCAGCTCCTAATTCTCTTAATTTAAGTGCAAATGCTCCAAAATTATCTTGAGAAAGATGTGCTAATGATATTGCGTTGAATTGCTGTAGCAACGCTTGTAATTGAGCGATTTTGCCTCCTTGCACTAGAGCAGCTGAAGCACGTTGAATATCTTCTAATGTGTAAGTTTTTTCACTGACTGGTACTGCGGGTGTTGTTGGTGCTACAGGTGTAACTGGTTGAGTAGGTGCTGTAGGCTCTACTGGTGTAACTGGTTGTGTTGGTGCTGTAGGCTCTACTGGTGTAATAGGATGAACAATATCCGGAGTTACAACTTGAGGAACTCCTGCATAAGATCCTTTTCCTAATTTAGTAAGGACATCTTCCAATAAAACTACATCATCTTTACTCGCTATAATCACATTTACATTTACGTTTAAATCCATTTTTCTAATCTCCTTTAATACTTTCATTTTTTATGTCTTCCCATTCAAAGACTTTATTATCTAATATATCCATTGCTTCTCTTAGCCTTCTTCTTTCTAAACTATCAAATTCAAACAAGCCTAAGCATTCATCAATTTTATTAGATGTAAATCTTAATTCTTTTAATTTATCTGTTAGCCTCGTGTTTGCCATTACGTCTTTCCTCTTTTTCTTTAATAAAATCTTCTAACATTTTTAATCCATTTAGATGAATTACTTTAATATTCTTATCTTTAATTAGATCCATCTCCTGGTCATTTAAAAGGCTGTGCAGCTTATCAAATGGGCTGAAATCTTCTTGATGATTAGTTTCTTCAGAACGTTTCTCACTAGCTTTTACACCTTCTATATCGTTCAGCCAAAATTCACAATATCTAATTATTTTATTGATGTCATCTTTTGGGTTATCATGCTTTCTATTAGCTCTTATTCCATATTTCAGTATGTTAGCTTGACACACACTGCCAAAATCTTCTACTACTTCCTGAATTAAATCTATTGTTTCAAAATTTCCAAATTTATAGTGATTTGGATTAATATTATCTTTTGCCACTTGCAATTTCTCCTTTTTTATGTTATTTTATAGTTGAAAATTTAATTAAGTAGTCGTTGTTTTAAACGGCTATTTTTTATTTAATATCCATCTTTTTGGCGTTGGATATTTACCATTGATTTTTTCTTATAAGCTTCAAACAGCTCATCTAATGAGTAATAAAGCATTGCTATATCAAGAATTAGCTCTAATGCAAATTCAGAAGTTTGTATATAAACTGTATTACCAACTCTTTTATTGAAAAGATATCCTGTTTCAATCTCATTTAACATTGCTTTTTTGTGATCTCTATTAGATATTCTTTTCAGAATGAATCTACACCTCTCTATGCTATAAACATGTCTATCATCATTAAGAAGAGATAATGTAAATGCTAAGCAATCAGCAAGTTCATCTAGTTGTTTTTCTCTAGAAGTTTTATTTATCTTCCAATCTTTAAAAAGTCCTATCGCGTTGTACCACTCATGGAATTCCTCACACAGAGCCGTTTCTATATGCTGCCTATCCCATATCTTCATATGGCTATCAACTTTTCTTTGCAATTCCTGAAGCTCAGTTAATGTTTTATGCAATTCAAATTTATTCATGTCAACCTCCTATTCAAAATATTTTTTACTGAACTCTTTATCAAATAAGAATTGAATTATTGCTATTAATCCGGTTGCTAACCCGCCTATTAATTGCCAATCTACATTTGTTAATGTCAAGAAGCAAATACTCACAACGGCCACCGTCCAGTAGATAACATTTAATTTATCTTTTTTAATTTTTCTTTTAAGCATTTTGTCGTTCCTTCTCTCTATTTTTTTGATTTATATAGTTATAAATTCTAACTTTATTAAAAGTCTTATTTGTTGTTAAAGTCCCCTGGATGAAAAGATAAGAATCTTCAAGCCCTTCAATCTCTTTAATGAATTTATTGAACTTATCTTTTGATTTATCCATTTCTAGAAATTTCCGTAAGTCATTTCTTTTAACCCAGTGGGACGGATTTTTTACCTTATCTAAATAAGCATTGTAAGGTTCTTGCATTTAATCACTCCTTTTTAAATTAAGTTAAACTTAAGTGCTATTTTAAAAAAATAAGTTGATTTGTATCAACATTCAAGATTTTACATAATTTCTCAAATTCTCCTAATTTTATATCTTTGCCGTCTCCTTTCTCCCATTTAATCATTGTGGTTTCACTAATTCTCATTAGTGCCGCCAACTCTTTTTGAGTTAATCCTGCGTTAACTCTAGCTGCTTTTAACGTGAGTTTTAATGTCAATTTGCACCCTCCTTTCTTAACTTCTGACTATATTATACACTTAAGTTTAACTTAAGTCAATAGTTTTTTTAAATAAAACTTAATTTTTTTTAAGTTTTACTTGATTTTTTTTAAGTATTACTTTATAATAAAGGACAGAAAGGGGTTATCAAAATGAATAATAATATAGAAGAAACTTTCAGAACAAACCTAAAAAAATACTTGAAAGAGAAAAAGAAAACACAAAAAGATCTTGCTGAATATTTAGAAGTAAGCCCTGCTATTGTATCTTATTATATTAAAGGTATAAATACACCAAGAATGGATAAAATAGATAAAATTAGTGAGTTCTTTGGTATTGAAAGAAGTGATTTAATAGGTCACAATCTTGATTTAAACAAAACAGATAATCAAAATGAAAATATAGACATTTCAAATATGGTTAATGATTTAATGGAAAATTTAAATAGTACTCAAACCCTAATGTATAAAGGAGAGCCAATGGATGAAGTAACAAAGGAGTTAGTTCGTGCTTCAATTGAGCAAGCAGCACGTATTGCATTAGCACGGCATAAAGAATCTAAAATTGACAATTAAAGAGACTTATAACTCTCTTGTAAAAGAATTCGGAACAAACAATCCATTGAAAATTATAAAAGAATTAGGTATTATTGTACAATTTTCAGATCTAGGAGAAAATAAAGGTCTGTACCATACTTTAGAAATAGATAAAAACACATATCACTGCATACACGTTAATAACAAACTATCTTCTAAAGAACAGAAATATACTTTAGCCCATGAATTAGGTCACTACATCCTGCACAAAGGATCTAACGTCCATTTTTTAAGGCGTGTTACCTCAACACCATTATCAAGGCAAGAAATAGAAGCTGACCTTTTCGCAAGCTATTTTATAGTATCAGATGAAGAGATAAGGGAAATTAATAATCTAACTCACATATCAGAAGCTTATAAGCTTGATTATAGTATATGTGAAAAGAGATTAGAATATTTAGAGTAGATATTAATTAAGGAGAATAAATATTATGTTTTTTAAAAAAGATCCTGAAAAAGAAAGACTTAAACAGGAACGTAAGCAAAAAGAATTAGAATTAAAAGAGAAAAAAAGACAAGAGTTTGAATTATCTAAACTTAAAGATAAAGAAACTACTAAAGAGAACTTAAGAAGAAGAAAAGAGTTTAAAAAAACAACTTCTTATGCTGGAATTACCATTGATGAAATATCTGAACTATTCAGAATTAACAATGATTATTTAAGATTTTATAAATTCGATGAGTTAGTTGATTATAAACTTATTGAGGATGGTGCCAAAGTAGCTCAAGGCGGTGTATCAGTCGGAAGAGTTGCAGCAGGAGGTTTATTATTAGGCCCTACAGGAATGTTAATCGGAGGCCTATCAGGTAAGAAAAAACTTGAAAATCAAGTTACAGAATTAAAAATAGAAATTACAGTAACCGGTAATAATGAGGGAACCTACTCTATTAATTTAATCGATAAACCTGTTAAAAAAGATAGCTGGACTTACAAAGGAAGTGTGGGAACAGCTAAAAGTATTATAGAATTCTTCGATAAAATTTCAAACGTTGAATAAATTTTTTGTGTTGTTACTTTAAATAAAAAAACTCACGCCCCCGCCAAGAGTTGTGAGTTTATCAACCAGTAAGTCCATTTTGAGTATTATTAAGTCGTCACATAACAATATTGTTCTCAAAATTACTTAAGATGTGGAGCGAACCTCGCTCAATAATTTAATTATATCACACATCTTAGCAATAATAAAGAAAGGATGTGTATTAATTGTATAGAGAAATAACCCATAATGGTAAGTATAGATATATACAATCGTTTAAGGATAATGATGGTAATACAAGGCGTGTTTCTATTGTTAAGAATAATAAGACACGTGCAACAGAAAAAGAAGCTTACGAACAATTACAAGCTAAGATCGACAAGATTTTAAACCCCGCTTCTGAAGTGAAATTATTGGGATATTACAAAAGAAAGTTCCTGGAGTTCAAGAAACCAACCCTTACAGAAGGATCTTATAAAATGTATAAAACATACATTAAAAAGCTAGATGATAATGAAAAGCTAGAAAAT